CCAACACCAACGTGCTCTCAGCCGTCACCGCTCGCACGGCGGTGAAGCCTGCTGCCGTGTCCAAGCTGATCGCTGATTCGGCCGCTCCAGCGAGCAGATTGTTGCGCCCGGCAATATCCACCAGTGCGAGCGTGCTCTCGGCAGCCGCCGCCCGTGCCACCGAGAACTCCGCCGCCGTATCCAGGCTGACCGTCGATTCGGCAGCCCCGCTCAGAAGATCATTGCGCCCGGCGACATCCGACAGGACAATCGTGTTAGAGGCGGCACAGGCCCGCACGACGCCGGCCACCGCCGCCTCGGTCAAGACCGATATGTCACTCTGGGCACTGGCATAGACGATGCTGGCCCCGCCGCCACCCTCTTGCTCGCCGAGGGCAGGCCGCATGTTTCCCAACAGCGAATTGAGCGTGCCAAGCTGCCCGGTACGGTCGCCGGTCTCGGGCCGCGCCTCCTCGGCACCGACGAACGCCGGTTCCATCGCGCCAAGCTGAGCGTGCCGTCCGCCCAACACCCATGCCGGAGACAAGTGGGGCGCGAAGGTCGGTGCCGGATCGGCTGTCTGCGCGATCGCCAGAACGCTCTCGGCCGAGAGGTGTATGACACCAGTGCCAACCAGCCCGCCGAGGCCAGGAACCAGACCGCCCAGTTGCCCGCCGAGCCGTCCGCTCTGGGTGGTGATTGCCGGCAAGGGCGCAACCGCGCCAGCAAACGCCAACTCCGTGTCGCCCAACTGGGAGTTTTGACCGCCCAAGGCCCAGAGAGGTGAGGCATGGGGCGCATAGATCGGTGCGGGGTCCGCCGTCTGTGCAGCGGCCAGCACGCTCTCGGCCGCAAGATGAATGACGCTTGCGCCAATCACCCCGCCGAGGGCGAGAACCACGTCTCCCAACTGCCCGCCGAGCCGGCCGCTCTCCGTCGTGACCGAGGGCAACGGTGGATCGGTCGCGACGAACGCCGGTTGCACATTCGCCAGTTGGGAATCGACGGTGCCTAGCTTGCCGGTCTGGGCCATCGCTTAGCTCTCTTCCCAATGGACCAGAGACAGGGAGACGGGCTGGTTATTGTCCTGCGGGTCGATGAAGAGACCGACCTGATTGGGCATTGCGTAGGAACCCATGCTGTCGTCCTTCACCTTGATGAAATTCACACCGTCTGCCGAGATATAGAAGCGCTTTCTATCGCCGTAAATCTCGAAGCGCGTCCAAATGAGCCGTTGGGGAGGGAAGTAATCGTCCCAACTCCAACTCGTGCTCGTGCTTGTCGGGGAGTTGAACCAGTACCCATACGACTGCCATTGCGTACCTCCCAGAAACATGCCGCACGTACCGATGTAGCCGTCATAGCTTATGCCGGGGCTGTGTTGGCGGATGCAGAAACCCATGCGCGGAGTGTCACCGCCAATCCCGTTGCAGAGATACGCCAGCGTCAGTGTCGCGGGCCATTGCGGCGCGGGCCGGACATGGAGGCGAAGCTGGGGATCGGTGGCATCGAGATCGGGGTCTTCCAGGACCAACCGACCATCAATGTACGTCGCCGTGGCGTTACCCTGGTTGACCCACGACCAGCCGGTCTCGGGCGGCGCTTTGAACCGCCGATACGGCCCGTACTTGTGCCAGGCCGCCCCGTCGTCATATTCCAGGAAGAGGCCATCGGTAGGCAGGAACAAGCGTCCCTTGACCCCGGCAGCAGGTTTGTTGTCGTAAAGCTCTGAGATGAAACGGTTGGCGACCCGCGCGTTTAAGCTGCCCTTGGTCAAGAGGTGAATGACGCTCGCGCCGCTGGCGTGCGTGGCCGCCGTGGTGCCTTCGGCCCCGCGCGTGACGGTGAGGGTATTGCCCGCCCGAACCGTGACAATGAGGATTTCATTGTCGATCTTGATGCGGAAGTTTCCGGTGGCCGGGAACGCCGTGGCATCAACGACCGTGCAACTCGTGGCGGTCGCGCTGGTGACGGCGGCCGAGAGCGCGGTAACGGCTTGATTGGCGAACGTTTCCATCAGTATTGGCTCCAGTGGAGAAGGGTTGCCCCCTGGTTGCTCTCAGGGGTGGTCTGAGGCGCGTGGAGGTAAATCCCAATCTGCGTCGGAGTCAGGTAGTCGGTTCGAGAGAGACTGACCATCTGCACCCACGAATAGCCGTCCGTGGAAATCGAAATCTTGCGGTTCGTGTTGTCGTCCTCGTACTTGATCCATAAGAGACCCGATTCGGTCTGGTAAAGCTGTCCCGAGCCCGGCCAGCCTGTGATGGCGGTGGCCGATCCTGTGGGACTGGGACGACTGTAGCCCCCGACTAAGGCGTCCGTGCTGTAGTACCCGTAATGTTGCAGTTTGCCCGACACGTCATCACGGATAACGAGTCCCGCACCTGGATAGCTGCTGGTATTTGGGGTAATGAGACTGATGAGCGCCATCTCCACCGTGAACGGCGGGTTGGGATAGGCTTTCACTCGCAGCCGGTAGTTGGTGCCACTGACGGACGGCGACTCAAACCAGATCGCCCCTTTGCTGTCCGCGATGGTCGCCGAGCCTTGATTCACCCAAGTCGGAAAGTCGGAGGCTTGCGGCGGAGTCATGGGCCACAAGGGGCCAAACTTCTCCCATGCTGAACCATTGTCGCGCTCGAAGAAGATGCCATCGGTCGGCAGGAAGATGCGCCCCGGCACGCCCGCAGCCGGCTTGCTGGCATAGGCGTCCCGGACTACGAGATCGTTCTGGTCGTGAGCATCCAACGCGCCGACCGTCAAGACATGGCGGACAGTCGCACCATTGTCGTGCGCTGTGGGACTGGTCCCCTCCTGGCCACGCACCACCGTCAGGTCCAAGCCACTTACGGCCGTGACCTTCATAATCTCGCTGTCCACGAGAATGCGGAAGTCGCCGCCGGTGAAGCCCATCGCGCTGGCGACGGTGACTGTCTCGACGGAATCGTTGATCGCGCCGTTCAGCGTGGTGCTGGCGAGGTTCTTGAATTGCTCGGCCATTATGCTTCTCTCCAGTGCAAGAACGAGATGACGCGCGACACGTAGGTGTTCTTCCAACTGTTGGCGAACACGCCAACCTGATCGGCTGTGAGAAAGGTCGTCCGCGACTCAGCCGGCACCGCAGGTTGAAAACGGACCCCATCCCCAGAGACGTAAACTCTGCGATAAGTGCCGTCGTCGCTGACACGCAGCCAAAGCGGCCAGTGCCGGGTGACCGATGCGTCCACGATGCCGCCGGTGGCGAGCGTCGTGGGATTCGTCATCTGCGCATACTGGAACCGCAGCGGGTAGTTGTTGTAGCCGAAGCCGTAGATCAGGAGCTTTCCCGAAGCGCTGTCACGCAGGCAAATGCCGTAGTGCGGCATCGTAAACGAAGTGGTGTAGATGGGGCTATGAGCCATCAAGGCGACGGTAATCTCATAAGGGGTCGCCGGCGCGGACTTAACGAGACACCGCAGGTTTTCCCCCGACGCCACGCTCTGCGTGGTCAAGACCATCATGCCTTTGGTGTCGGAAACCGTGGCAGCCCCTTGGTTGACCCAAGCGAAGTCGCCGCTGGCCGGCGGTGTGAACCGCCAGAAGGGCATCCGCTCCCATTCGAGGCCGTTGTCGCGGGCGATATAGCCCTCGGTCGGCAGATAGAGCCGGCCCGCCTGCCCGGCTGCATCACGGCTGGCTACGGCACCTGTGGCGAACTGGTCGCCGTCCCGCTGGGCCAAGGCCCCAGCCGTAAGAATGTGAAAGACGGCGGCATCGGCGTCGTGGCTGGTGGCGATGGTCCCCTCCTGCGCCCGCGTGACCGTGAAGGTCTTGCCCTGCACGTCCGTGACCAGCATGATCTCGTTGTCCACGATGATGCGGAAGTTGCCGCCGATGGGGAATCCGACAGCCGACTTCACCGTCAAGGCGAGATCATCGTTGTCGATGGCAGCGTCGAGCGAAGAGAGGCCGCCGTTTGCAAATCGTTCGTAGGCCATCGTGATTCCTCACAGGGAAGGGAAAGAAAGGCCGAGCGGGGCTTCTTGTGGAAGGCCCCGCCCGACCTATGGCGAGGGAGTCTCCTGTTACGCGCTGACCGTGTACGTCACCTTCAACTGGTCCTCGGCGTTGACCGGAACGTCGCCGGTGCCGAACAGGGCGGTGGCCCAGAGCACGGCCCCGGCCGCTTGGTAGTCGCCCTTGTTCTGGGCGTTGGCGGCCCCTCCCACCAGGAACAGACCCTTGACCGTCCCGCTGCCGGTGATGTCGAAGACTACCGGGCTGCCGTTGGTAATCGCCTGGCCCGACGCCGCGCCCTCCGTCCACTCGGGCCGCGTGCTGGCGCTGCCGGCGTTCGCCGGATCGGTATAGTCGGTGAACTCGTCCCAGCCGTTGCCGGCTTGGTCGATGTTGGCGTAGGTGTCGCCAGCGGCCAGCGCGCTGTAGCCGCTGTTGTCGATCAACCCCAGCCACCAGGTCGTGATGGCCGAGACGCCGTGGAACATCACGTCCAAGAGCTTGTTCTTGCCCTCGTTGGCGATGCCGTTGGGGAACTCGTAGTGGCCGATCTTCTCGCCCTTTCGGAAGTGCTCGACCACGAACCGGCCGCGCGGTTGCAAGTGATCTTCGCTCTTGCGGGCGCGGACCATACTGCAACCCGCCGATTGCTGAACGTTCGTTCGACTCATGCTCATGGGTGTTCCTCGTGATGAAAGGGGTTACAGAGTTGCCGTGCCACGCCGCAGTTCACGTCGCAATTCGGCGGCGATGGACCTAGCCGTCTGGCGGCTGGGTCCGCCGCCGCTGACCGTTACGTTGATGTCACCGATGTTGGTGACGCTGCCGCCCTCGTTGCGGTAGACCGGCTGGACGCCGGCATTGATGGCGGTCAGTTGCGCGGCAAACCGCCGCGCCGAGGCGGCGTTGATGACCACCTCGCCCGGCGAGAGCATCGCCGGAATCACGTCCGTGCCTTGGGGCCTGCCGCCGGTTGCCAGGAAGTTCCAAGCCTTGCCGCCGTGGGCCGCTGTCATTTCCCATGTCGGGGCCTGGACCATACTGGAAGCCATCGCCGCACTCCACATCGCATCCGCGATTGCTTGCGTCTGGCCCACCAGCCCGCTCATGTCGATCTGCGAGACCTTCGACAGGGCTTCGCCTGCGGCCTGCGTGCCAGTCTTCATTTCGCCGGCGCTCTCCCTCGCCTTGCGGGCGCGCTGGTCCACAGCCTTCAAGGCTTCCTCAAGGGCAGCCCGGTCCTGGGCGGCCTCGGCCGCCGGCTTCTCTTGCGCCTTGAGGCCCTTTTGCAGCGCGTCGATCCTTTCAGCCGCCGACGCCGCCTGTTCGGCCTTCAAGAGAAACTGGTTGAAGCCTTCCTTGCTCGCGGCACTGGGCTTGACGACTTCGAGGTACTTGTCGTAAGCGGCCTTCAACGTCTCCAAGTTCTCGGCCGAAGGCATTGCGCCGGGGGCGTTGAACTTCTCTATGGCCTGATTCAGCCTAGCGAGCGCGTCCCTGACTCCTTGGAACCTGCCAGGGAACAAGCTCTTCGCATTAGCCTTGATGGCTGCCAGCCCGCCGAACTTATCCAGGTCCGCCGTGAATCCGCCGACGTTCACCCAACGATCCAGCGAAGCCGTAATCTCCCTTTGCTTCTGTTCCAGGGCATTGTTTTCGAGCTTCAGGGCGTCCTTATTCGCCACGAAGCGGTCGATGATCGTCTTCGTGCGGCTCATCTCCTTCTCGAAATAGTCCCACGTCTCCAGGGCCGACATTCCCTTGGTCGCCTCTTTGAGGCGCGGGCTGGAGAGATTGGCCCATTCGATCATCAACCGCACCGGGCCGACGCCTTTCTCGATGTCTGCGCGGAACTTGGCGAAGGTATCCGGTGCCGCATAAAGCTGCTCCACCTCCGCCTTCGAGACGCCGCCCTCCAGGGCCATCGTCACGCGGCGTTGAAGCTGATCGAAGGCCAACAACTCCGCGACATCGACTTTCTCGCCACCTAGCCACTGCTCACGAAACTCTTTCATGTTTGCCGTGAGCCGCTTCTGCTGTTCGGCCAAGTCCTGGGGCGACTTGGCCTCTCCTTTCTTGTCGAAGGCGTCCAGATCGCTGAGGATGGCCTTCATCAGGGCCTTCATCCGGTCGAGCCGTCCCTGCTCCTTGGCGGCCTCCTCCGCCAGCTTTTGCGCCCGCTCGGCTTGCAGCGTCTCCAATTTCTTCTCGGCCACGATCCGCTGTTCCAGGTTCGACACGATGCTCCGTTCGGCCTGGTATTGGAGCCAGGTATTTTGCGTCCCCTTGGCAAGGGCCGTTCCCTCATCGAGATATGCCTTGGCCCGCTGCTGGATTGCCTGGGCGCGCTGGACATTCTCAGCCGTCTGCGCGCGGGCCAGCGCCTCGTTGGCCTGCTTTTCCAAGTCCCAGCTTCGCCGCAGGACGGCTTCCGCCTTCTGTTCGTCGGTCAGCCGTAGCTGCTCGTTGCGTTCCTTGAAGAGCCGGTCGGAATACTCAGCTTCCAAGGTGCTGCGGCGGTTCTGCGACTCTTGCACGATCCGCAAGGCAGCATTGGCGGCGTTGCGATAGGCGGCCACGACACGCTCTTGTGAGGCAACCATTGACTGCATGGCCTGCCGGTCGCTCTCAATGATCTCCTTGTTCTTGTCCTTCAAGTCGTCCAGGGCCTTGAAGTAATCGCGCCGGATTATGGCCGACCGCTCGGACCAGCTACGGTTTTCCTCCTGACGCTTCTGCTCTTCCACCTCGCGGAGCTTGCGCAGTTCCTCTTCCTTGTCTTTGAGGTACAGTAGCGTGGCTGCATGTTCTTCTTGGGAGAGTCGGCGGGTCTCGTTGATCGACTTGGCCGTCAGGTAAGTCTTGCCGCCGAGCAGCAGTCCGAGCGCCGCCGTGACGCCCATGATGGTCCAGCCCACCGGCCCCAGCGTGTAGCCGAAGGTCATAAAGGCCGTCCCCAGGACGCCCAACGCGACCACGAGCGGGGCCGTGCCAAAGGCAAGCCCCTGAAGCGCGGCCGAGAGCTTGTCGGCACCGCCGGCAAGTTCCATCACGGTCCCCAGGGCGCGGGTGATAGCGCTGCCAAAGTCCTGGGTCAGATTGATCTTCAGCCGATTGATCTGGGCGGTCAGCTTCTCGGCGTCGGTGCTGGTGAACTGCTTGAAAATCTTGTCCAGCGCCTCGGGGGTGGAAGCCTCCATCGCCTTCATGGCCGCTTCAACCTGTTCGGCTCCACTCTGGGTCAAACGCAATTCAGCCGTCAAGGCGCGGACGTTGCGCACCGACTGGCCGATCCCCGAGGCCATGTTGTGCGAGGCTTCGGCGACCGCTTGCAAGGCCCCCTGCAACCCCTTGGCTTGGACCAACTGCTCGGGCGAAGAGAAGCCCAATTCCCGGATGACCTTCTTCATGTCCTCGGAAGGTTTCAAGAGCGCCATCATGGCCCCGCGCAGGCCGGTGGCCGACTTATGGGCGTCTTGGCCGCCAATGGTCAAGGCGACCATCGCGGAGTTTAGCTCGTTGAGATTGACACCCATCTCGGAGGCAATGGGAATAACTTGCCCCATCACGTCCGCCAGTTCCTTGCCCCGGACGTGCCCCAGCTTGATCGTGGTGAAGAACTTCGAGGCCACTGAATCGGCCTCTCCGCTCGCCATGCCGAAGGCGTTAAGCGTGCCGGTCAGCAGGGTCGTTGCGTCCTGAAAGTCCATGACTCCGACCCGCGCCAGCTTCACGGCCGCCGTCATTATGTTGGCGCGCTCGGACATCCCCGAAAACTGGTCCGAGATGGTCTCGTACAGACCCTCGGCAGCCTGCGACAAGGGTACGTTGAACTGCTTGGCGAACTCCGCAGCCTCGCTGCTGAGCGAAGTGAAGGTGCCGCCGATCTGCGGGGCGACCGTCTGGATTTCGGCGATGTGCTGCTGAAATTCGATGGACGCCGCCACGGCTTCATGGAGGGCGTCTCGAATCTGGCTCATGGTGCGGACGATCATCTGCGTCATTACGACGCGCCCGAGCGTCTGCCAGGTGATGGTGAACTTCTGGGTCTTCTTCGTGCCATCGTCAATAACGTCGTTTGCCGGCTTGAAGCCGGTGGCGACCTTGCCGCCGGCCTCCGCGCCGGCCGCGCCGACGTTCCGCAGGGCGGCGTCCAGTCGCTTGGCCTCCGCCTCCATGCCGGGCGGCAGCCAGAAGGACGGAGACGCCGCCTGGGCGGCGGGAGCCGCAGCGGGCGTTGCCGCCCCGCTCGGCATGTTCGACATGGCCGTGGACAAGTTGCCCGCCGCCGTGGCCAGGCTCCGCATCGTCTTCAGGGCCGCCGCCGCGCGGCCATTGAAGTTGTCCAACGCCTCGCCGAAAGTGCCAAAGGCTCGGCCGGTCGCTTGCAGCGCGGTGTCCAATCGCTGAAGCGCGCCCAGAGCGTCTTCGACATTGAAGCCGAGCGTATTGACAATCTGTTCGTCGGCCATGTCGGCACCTAAGTCTTGACCGTGTACGCTTTCACGTAAGGTGCAACGCGCATCAGTCGCACTTTATCCGCGACTCGCTGAAAGGCATCAACGCCCTTGAGTTGGAAGCCATAAGGGCCGGGCTTATGTAACTTGGCCGGCGGCGGATACTTCGTCGGGTCCGGGTCCACGTTGGCGTTGTGGTACTCGTTCCAAATCAGCCACGGCAGGGTCGTCGAGAAGGTGAAGGTGTAGACGCCCTTCATCTTGTCCATCTGCATCGAGCCGTCGCCGGCAAGCTGCCCGATGCCAACCCGTGGGCCGCTGGCGTCCACTTGGGCGTTAATGGTCTGAACCAATCGCCAGAACGTCGCTCGCGATGCCCCGGTCCAGTTGGGAATCTCCAAGAGCACGGCGTCCAACCACGCCATCAACCCTTCCGCCAGGGCTTCCTTCATGTAGCGGTCCAGGGCCGTGCGGTACTGGTCCACGTTGATGCGAGGGACGCGGAAGGAATACTCGACTTTCATCGGTCAGGCCCCTTCCAGATAGGCTAGTGCCCTGCGCAAGGTATCGACGCTATCCTTGAAAGCACCAAGTCCTATGTTGCACTTGTTGCATAGGAGGCCGCGCACACGGCCGCTGCCATGATCGTGGTCAACACAAAACTCCGCTTTGCCGTTTGACGCCGGCTGATCGGACCCACAAATCTTGCAGCGTCCGCCCTGACCTTCAAGCATCGCGGCGTAGTCCGCCAATCCAATCTTGAACTTCTTTGCAAGCTGGTAGTCGCGGCAGCATGTCTTGCACCAGGGCTTCCGCTTGCGTCGATTCAACTGGGCCTTATGAAAGGCGTGCGCCGGCTGCGCACTTCCGCAGACAGCGCACGTATGCAGTGTGTCGATCATGGGTCAGACACCCTCACTGCACTTGCCGCCACCGGACGTTATCGCTTGCCAATGCCTGTGGGCCTCCCAGCCCCGACTAGCTGAGCCTCCCGCTCGCTTTCGTCGTAACTCCGTGTCTGGTCGAAAGCGACGACGAGCGCCTGGGTCTCCAGACCACACTCGTCCCAAGACGCCTTAACGCCCGGCGGTCGAATCCCTAGCCGTTCGCAGGCTCGCCAGATGGCGTATTCGCCGGTACGGTAACTGGGCCAGAGAATTCGGGCGGCATGGGTGCCTGACCACGTAGAAAAGTTTCGCGGGCCTTCGTCAGCTTCACCTCGTCCAAGGAGTTGGCTTCCATGACCAAGGCCAACACGCGGTTGGCCTCGATCTGCGTCAGGCCGCCGTCAATCAGGTCTTTCTCCCAGTTGGCCCAGGTGCGGGGATCGTCCAGCTTCACGCTGTCCCATTCGATCTGGCTGGGTTCCAGCGAGCGGGTCACGATGTAGCCCAGCCGCTTCTTGCCCCACTCTGCCAGAACTTGTTGGTAGGTGGGATCGTTGTCCTCGGCCACCCAGCCATCCTTGGTGAACTTGCCCGGCGGCTTAGGAAGCGGGCACTTGGCCTGGAACTCGTCCATGTCCTTCAAGCCGCGTGCCCGAAAGACGATGTTCTGCTCTGCCCGAGGCAGGACAAGGAGCACTTCATTGCAGAGAGTCTTGGGGTCGATACCAGCAATCTTCATGGATTTCCCTCGCAAAACGGAATGACAAAGTTGCGGTGCCGGCACCGCTGTCGGCACCGCATATCTGGTCTTCTTGAGAAAGAGGCCAGAGGAACCAGCCTCAGAGGGCCGGGGAGTCGTCGCTACGCCACCGCCTCGCGCTCGACGAGGGGTTCAGTGGCCTTGCACTTGCCCGTAATCGAGATCGTGGACTCCTTGTAGTTGATCTCGCGCTGCTCCGAGCGGAAGTCGGGGAAGGTCACGCGCTCAAGCTCGGACGTACCACAAGGCGGCGTGTGCAGGACCACCACGTCCACGCAGTACGGCTCGCACAAGTCGCTCGAAGCGCTGACCCACTCGGCCGCTCCGCCGACGCCTTTGATGGCGTCCATCGGGCTGACCGGCTCGCTGGTGCCTTGAGTGATGTGCTCGAAGACGGCCTCCAGCTTCATGTCCATCGGCACTTCGTCGCCTTCCTTCACGGTGTCCAGGTTCCCCCGGTCCTTGAGGTACTCGTACTCGTTGTGCTCGGTGTAAGTGATGTTCCCTTCCCCGATCTTGATGTCGAGGTTCTGGGGATAGAACGTCACCACGCCGCCGTCAACATACGTCCCCGCCCCAAGGGCCGGCGAAAAGGTGATCTCGGTCGTCGGGCCGGCGTCGGCCGGAGTGCGGGCCGTGACGGTATGAAACACTTGGTCCGTCTCGCCCGCGATCTTGAAACGCGCCCCCACCGGCACCTTGTCGGTGTCGGCCGTGTTGAGGACGATGGTGTCGATGGCAAAGCTGGTGTCGGTTGCAGCAGGCGGGGTAGCGGGTTCGTTGACCGCCGCCGTACCGCTGAGGCCGTCCTGCAAAATGACATCGCAGTCTCTCAATTCGATGCGTGCCATGTTCGGGTTCTCCGGTTTACTGGTTGGTGGAAATCTCCATGCGGTAGCGAGCGTCTACCATTGATTGCTTCAAGCGGTCGGTCGGATCAATCTGACCAAAGTGCATCACGCGGATGGCGTCGTTGCGGCCTTGGACCGGCGAGAGGCAGCCGACAAGGACATGCTCGTCGTCGTCTGCCCCGTTTCCGTACTTGTAGACGGCGATGGCTCCGTCCATTGCCGCTTGGAATATGCCCGTCGTTTGGATGATGGCGTACTGATTCTTCTGCTCTTCGTAGCGGCTCACGAACAGGACATTCACAACGACTTCGATTTGATACCAGTCGCGGCTCACTTCCCTGGTGAACGGTCCCGTGATGCGGACCTCGCACCGATCCGTGGCGCTCATAAACTCCGTGGTCCGCTCGTCCAAGCCTTCGATCAGAACAGGAAGCTGCTGCTGTTGAGCAACCTGCTTCAAGTAGGTGGCTACGGACGCGAAAACCCAGCGTGCCCAGTTGGGATTGGCGGGCATGGCTACGCCTCCCCTTCGGCCTGAGAGCCGAGCGTCAAGGCGGCGTCGGCTTGCGCTGCCGTTCCCGCCCCGCCAATCGACTCGCCCACCAGTTCCTTGCCGTGGATGATGTACGCCGCCTCGAACTCGTATTCCTCGAAGTTCTCGATTGCATACTTGCGGCCGTGGTAGACGAGCCAGTCGCTCTCCTTCAGGACCAGGTTCGGGCAGTCGCGGCGCTCGACGATGAAAAGCCGCTTGCCCGCCTCGAAACCGCCGCCCGTGACCATCTGCTTGTTCGCGGAGATCAGCGAGATCGACTGTTTCACTTCGCGGCTGATCGTCTCGGGCAGGACGACGGCCCGGTGAATCCGGGTCGCCGTCTTCGTTCGGGTCACGTCGCCGGTCTTCGTGTCCGTAGTCACCGTGTCGTTCTGATAAACGACAATCGTGCCGCCGTACTGACGCTTCAGCGCGTACAAGACGCGCCGAATCTGCTGATTCAGTCCGTAGTTGGCAGGGTACGTCATGGCGGCTCACTCGCGGTCAATCCCGATCCAGGGCCTTTTCCAGCCGCTCCATCATCATGGTGTTCTGGGCGATGACATCGGCGCAACGCTCGACGAGAGGCATGAGCACGCAGCGCTGTTCGTCTTCGAGCTTTACGATCCGTTTGTTCATGCGACACTCGCGGACCCAGCTTTGCCAAAGAAGAACGGCAGTCACCAGGACCAGCGGCCCGTACTGTTTCAAGACGGCAATCGCATCGGCAAACGTGTCGGCTTGGGCAAAGAGCAGTTCCATGAGGCGTCTCCGGCAAGTCCGCAGGCAAGGGTCGGTGGTAGAGGGGCCGCCCGTCCGGGCTTCGTGAGAAAGTCCCGGACGGGCGACTTTCACTCGCTTACGGACAGGATTAGCCGAGCACGGGGACCAAGAGGCCGCTGTTCAGCACCGCCACACCCGCGAGAATGTCGCAGTTGACGATCAGGCCGCCCGCGTTGATGTCGTACTGGGCCAAGACCCGCATGGTCACGTCGTTGTACGTGGCGTGTCCGACCATGACACCCGCCTGGCTATTCGGCAGGGCCAAGGGGCGGGTGACCAGCGCCAGGGCGTCCCGGTGGAACGCCAGGTTCATCGCGCCATAAGGGCCGGGGAACGCATCGGCACCGTTGCCCACGGCGGCCACGAGCGGCCGATCCAGGTAGACGGTGCAAGACGTGCCGCTTCCCTCGGACTCGATCACCGTGTAGGTGTGTCGGGTGCCGGCGGTCGCGCCGAAGGCGAGCAACTGGCCGACCTGCGGGGCCTTGCCCTCGGTGACGGTCAGGGCAACGCCCTCGCTGTAGCCGGCCGCGTAAGCGGCAGCCGTCACGCACTTCACGTAACGGGTGGCTACGGCGTCGTCCAGCGTGGCGTACTTGAGGGCCTCGTTCAGCTTGAACCAAGCCGCATTGGTCGCGGTCGCCCAGGTCGGCTGATCGTTGCCGGCCACGACCACGAACTCACCTGCCGTGGGGGCCAGAACGGACGCGATCTCCGTCCCGGCGGCGGTCCCGGTGGCATACGGCTCCGTGACCGGATCGCTGTCGGTCTCGCTGCCCGAGAGGACGCAGTTGACGTTTTGCGCCATGTAGGTGTCGAAGCCGAGGATGCGGCCGAGCGTGGCGTTTTGCAGGGCGTTGCCGCCGTCGCCGCGCTCGTTGGCCTTGAGGAACAGGTCGGTCTTGAGCATGGCCGTCTCGCTCGTGGGGGCCATGACCAGCTTGCGGCCGTCCTGCGGAGCCTTGGCGATGTTCAGCTTCTCGTTGGCGTCCAGCACGTAGTCCTTGGCGGTGCTGGCGGTCAGGCCGCCCAGCTTTCCCACGCGATTCGACGGGCCGCCCAGGTAGGCGTGTACCCGGCCCAGCAGGGCGCGCTCCACGCCCCGCGCGATGTTCTGCATCGCCGGCTGGAGGTAGATTTGGCTCAACTCCTGGAAGGACTTGCTGCCTTCGCCGTCGCGGATCACGAAGGACGAATAGAACCACTGATCCAACGGTACTTGCACGTTGGTCGCGGTGGCGTCCTGCTGCGTAAGCGTGGTGCCGTCCTTCTTACGGCGAATCTTGAACTCGCCGGGACGGCGGGTGTTGACCACATCGCCGAACTTGGCGACCTCGTTCTGGAAGTCGCGGTGGACCATGCGAGCCATGACCATGTTCTCTTCGAGCATGACCAGGCCCTCTTGCGCCCAAATCTCGGGGATGAAGGCGTCCAGGTTGTTCTCATAGCAGGCCGCGAACGGGCGGCTGAGGTACAAACGATTCATTGCAACTCTCCAAACTGTTCGTGTGACTTCTGCTCGTTGTTGCGGCGAGTCACCATGACCCGACGGCCTCAAGCAGACCTTTGCTTACCGGCCCCTGAGCCCTAGCGGCCCTTCGTGGGTAAAGGGGCGAGTCCGAGCCATTCAGGGTGGGTGGCCCGAATCTCGCGGTACTGCGCGGCGGTCAACTTCCGTAGCGCCGCTGCGTCCAGCTTGCCGCCTTGACCCGGCGTAAGGCCGCCGGTAGCCGTTCCCCCACCGATGCCCGAGACCACGCCGCTGCGGAATTGGTTGCCCCATTGCTCGGGCGTGTCCTTCATCTTCTTCACCGCATCCTCGGGCGTGTACGCCTTGGTCTCCATCTCGCCCGTCGTTGCATTGAAAGCCTGCATTTCGACCATCGGCTTGTATTTTCCGGTCAACCTGCCGGTCTTGGAGTCCGTCTCCTCCAACATCTTCGTCTGCGAGCGCAGCAGCGAGACGATCTGCGAAGGGCTGAACGCCTCGTGCTTGACAGCGGCGTCCGCGAGCGCCCGTTCGATGGTAGAGTCACGGTACAGCGTCTCGAAGAACGACGCCTTCTTTTCCATCTCCTGCAACTTGCCGGCGTAAGCTTCCTCCACTTGCTTCTTTTCCAGAAGAAGCTGCTCTTCCTTCGACCGCAGTTGGCCTTGCACCACCTCCAGGTTCGCTTGCAGCGCCTTCCGCTCCTGCTCGGTGAGGCTCTGGCTGGCCAACAATTCCTGGTACTGTTTCTCAGTCTTCTTGAGCGTGGCCTCCAAATTGCGGCGATCCTTGGCCACAATCTCATTCACCTGTTCCTGAGTGAACACCTTGCCCGCAGCGGCGGCATCGGCTGCGGCCTTCTCAGTAGCGGCCTTCTCAGTAGCGGCCTTCGCAGCAGCGGCCTTTGCGACATCATCCTCACCCTCGAAACAAGCCGACCACGGACGCGCCAGGTACAAAGAGATGGACATGCAACACTTCCTTACACCCGAAAGGAAATCACAGAGCATCCGCCTATTTCGGTATTCAGCGGGTCTGACCCGGCGGTGGCCGGTAAAGGGAGCCAGGACACACGCCTAGCTCAGTCGCAATAGCTTCAAGGCGTCCGAGTCGCGCAGAAAGGGCCTCAAGAGACGCCACGCGACGGAACTCGGCACCAGGTTGACGACGTGTTCGATGGGCAGTTGCGACCGCTCGTAGCTGGTCTTCACTGCCCCGTACCCCATCGCATTGACGGCCAGGTTCTCCAATTCCAATTCGGGGTCTTTGCCGTCCAACAGGGCGTAGGCGATCTCGTAGGAGGCCACACGAAGGGCCTCGGGCACCACCGTGTCAGCCCCGCGCGGAAACTCCAACGGCTGGGTCGCCTCGGCTGCCCGGATCGCATCTTGCGTGGCGGATGGGTTCGCCTGCAAGAGCGTATAAACGCTGTTCTTGTTGCCCTTGTAGTTCAAGGCGTCGATGATCCCCCGCGCCGCGATCAATGCCTTCTCACGGTCCAGGGCCGACGCCGCACTCCAAGCCACCTCATGCAGCCGCTTGGCAAAATAGGAATCCGCCTCGTCCAAGGTGCCGTAATAGGCAAAGTTGACTGCCATCACGCCACCTCACTCAACAAGCTATGTACGAATAGCCCTGATCCGCCGCCCCGCCAACGATGAAGAGCTTGTTCAACTGATCCACGTAGATCGGCGGGCTTTGCTGGCCGGCGGAGAGGATGAAACCGTCGTCCGCGCCATCGGCCGTGTTGCCGATCATAATGACGCTGGTGTTCGCCCCGTTGGCCCGCAGCATGACGTATTTCTTCACCGGCCAGCCCACCGCATGGCCGCGCTCGTTGACTGTCACTGCGACTGCGTGGCCCTCGCCTTCCAGGTCAACGTCGATTGCCGTCATGGCCGCGATAAGCTGCCACCGCAACGCGCCCGTGAAGTCCACGGTCCACGGCCCGCCGGCATCGCCGGAGACGGCGACGTTGCCCGTGCCGACGACCGCTTCCAAGGCAGCTTCGACGGCCGCCGTAGCGGCGTCGAAGGCAATTGTCTCCGTTTCTGATTCCCTGACGCCCAGCTTGAAGGTGCCGGTGGTCGCCGTTACTGTGATCGTCTGCCGCGCACTGGCGGAGCCGAGACGCACCACGTCCGTGCCCACGGTGCCGCTGCCGGTGCGGAACTCAGCCTGGGATTCACGGTCGATGTCAACCAGCATGTTATTCTCCCGCAAAGCGGCCCTTTCCTCGCACGCGCGGGGCCGTGGTGTCTTGCATCGTTGTGTCCCGGCTAGCGGCCTTCTCTTCCTTGCCGGCATTCGGATTGGCGGACAGGTCTTTCAGGCCCCGCGCCGCCGGGTCGCCGCCGTCGCCGTTGCCCGCGCCTTGAGTTTTGGCAATCCGCTCCAGGCGATCCGCATGGTCCTTCTGGGCCGCCAGGTATTCGTCGTCGTCGAAGCCAAGGGCGATGGAAGCGGTTTTCGCCCCGCACGCCCCGTTGACCACGGCCTGGATAATCACGTCCGGGTCGCTCGTGGTGTAGTGGGCCGTGTCGATCTCGCGGTTGATCTCCTCCAACTCCCCGACGCTGATCTTGCCGCCCAAGAGGGCCTGGACAACGCCCTTGGCCAACTCGCGCTTGACCTTGCGGCCCGGCACCTTGGACATCAGCTTCTCTAAGTCCTGGGCCTCCTTGATGCGGTCGGTGTCCGACTTCAACGAGTACCGTTCCGGGTACTTCACCATCGCCACTTCACGCTTCGCCGGGTTCCGCTCCTCGTAGGCGGCCCAGAACTCGGCGATCTGCCGCTCGGCGCTTTCCAACAACAGTCCGATGTAGGACAGTCCCGCTTCGAGTCCCTGGTTGTCCATCGCCTTCGACTCAGCCGAGGCTCGCACCGCCAGACTCGACACAGCCAGGTTGACCAACTCGCGGATGTCCCTCTTCAGCCGCTCTTGTAGCTCTAGGCTCGCTCGCAGCGGTTCAGCCGAGGGATTGATGAAGGCCGGTGGGTTCATTCCCTTGTCGTAAGTGCGGCCGTGGGTCGCGCCGACCTTGATGCTCGTGTCCCCCGCGCCTTGTCCGCCGCTGGTGGCCGTGCCGTCTTCCGTGGCGGCGTGCTTCAAGTGCGCACCGACCGCCCGCAAATCCTTCTGTTCGATATAGAACGGGAAATTGGACCGCAGGGCGTAATTCACATCGCTGGAACCAAGGTTCAACAGCGCGATCTGCTGCTGGCACACGTCCTTAATCAGGCTGTTGCCGATGTCGAGCATCACGAAGGGGATGCGATCTAGTTCCAACTGGACTGCATTGCCGCCGGGCAGCCCGGATTGATCGACCTGCTGGCCGTCGGCATCGTAAAACTGCAAATGGACCCGGCCCGTATTCTCGTCGATCCACAGATGCCGATAGCGCTGCACCGTGAGCGTCGGCAACAGCGTGGAGCGGTCGAACTGCATCGTCGTGTCCCGCAAGAGCACTGCTTGGAACTCGGACGGGGCTTCCGGCTTCGAGCAGGTCCACGAGAGTATGTCTTCGATGTCGTACTTGTAGAGGTAAGGCGCGGGCTGGCGGACGCTGGCCAGGGTCGCACCCTTGGGCACCAACGGATGATCCACGAACACGCCCACCCGCCCCATGACCAGTAGCTCGGTCAAGACCTTGACGCCCAGAAAGGCATTCATGGTCGAGCCACGATGGTCCACGCCGAGGTTGTTGCCGTTGACGGCCTCTTGGTAGACCCGGCTGCCACCCTTGCGCACTACGTCGCGGAGCCGTTGGTAGATCGAGTTGCGGATGTCGTTGATGGCGGCCCCGGCGAACTTCGGCACCGGCGTCATGCTCTTGCGGGTGGCGAAGTCGATCTGGTCTTCGCGGGTGCTAAATCGCTCCAGGTATGCTTCCCGGAAGTCGTCGCCGCCTTCGTAGGTCAATCGCCACTTCCGCCAATCGGTCATTCCCGAGAGGTAGCCGGGATGGCGCGAGTCAATCAAACTCGGTAGTGCATTCGCCATGTCCTGGCCTCTCAAGTGACTTTCCCGATGTCTTCCGCGCCGCCGCCCGTCGCCGCCAGGGACAAGCCAATGTCGGCGTACACCAAGCTGTGGGCATAGTGGTCAGCCCCCGTATTCACATAGGTGGCCGTCATGTTGCCCGTGTCATCCTTCTCATAGGTCCGCACCAAGTTCTTGACGTGCTCCCGGTACTCTAAGGAGATGTCACGGGGCAACAGGATGCGGGGCGGTGTGCTCTTGAAGCGGCCGAGCGTGCAACTGAGCCAGCTTGTCCGGTCCACGATGGCGAACGGAGCGCCTGTCTCTTCCTCTTGGATGCAGATTTCCTTCGCGGTCTGGCCTCGCCGGTATCGCGTCAGCCATGCGTAGCCGTGAAACTTCCGAGCGAAGCGGCGGGCGTCGTTGATGTTCGGGTCGGCGTCCACCACCGCCGCCAGCACTTGCCACTCCCGCATTAGCTCGCCCAGGTAGTCCCAGCCATCCTCGGGGAACTTGCCAAACCACAACAGCTTGCCAATGGCCGCCGCATTGATGTCGCTGCCGGGGTGCTGGTCGAACAGCCACTCCACGATGGAGATGTAGCCGGTCTTCCCCTGGTCCGCGCCCATCGTTATCAGCTTGTCGCCGCCGATCTGCGGCCGAGGGTCGTTGATCGTGTGTCCCTTGACGCACGCTTCGATCATTTCATCCGTGACCTGGGCACCCTCGCCTATGAACGGCACGCCCAGTTTGCTGCAATGAAACTCCGTATTCGCTGCTTCGTCGCCCAACCCGCGATGGTAGGCGATCACCAACTCGCCGGGCGTCACCGTGGACGAATACAACTGGTTGATATAGAAGCTGCGGTTCTCATCCGCCGAGACCTGCAACTCCGTGGGCCGCCACACTCCGTTGACCAGGTAATAATGCTTGCCTTCATGCGGCAAACGGCCCTTGCACTCCTTGCACTTGAGGAACGACTCCTTGCATCGCGGATCGTTGACCGATTCCCCGATGATCTCGACGCAATCCGGCCAAACCAGTTCGGTCCACCGCGAACAGCACGGACACTGGAAGAAAAAGTGCTCTTGCGTGCCCGTGAGGTACAGCTTGTGGATGCCGTACTTCGGCACGGTCGGCGTCGAGATCGCCAGGATGTGCTTTTCGATCTGCCCCGACAACCGCTCCAGCGCCAGCCACACCGCATGGGTGTCCATCTCGTCCAACTCGTCCAAGACCAACTCGGACACGGGGATGGACTTCAGGTTGCTGTCGCCACGGCTCCCACGGATATAGAGGACATTGGTGCCCGTCGATTTCAGTCCAACCGTGTTCGTGTCAACGAACAGACCTTTCAGGTACTCGCTTAGCTTCAGTGCGGTGGCGAAGCGGGCCTTGGAAAAGTCGCTCGCATTGATCGACGTGGGCAAGACGTAGAGCACGTCGCGTTTCAACTGGTCGAGCGTGTAGAAGGCGCGATTGATGCCGGTCTCTGTCACGCCCAACTGGGCCGCTTTCATGGCCACCGTCCAGGCGGCTTGGCTGTCGTGAATCTCACGGCACCAGGGGTGTCGCGTGAAACTGTAAGGACCGTTGAACGGTGCCCCCATGACCCGTCGATGTTCGGCCCAGCGGCTACAGGAAGTGAGAATCTGACTGCGCATCCACTCCGACATCGGTTGCAGCACTTCCTTGAACAGCGGATTGCGCTCGCCGCCTGGGGATCGACGCATCATGGTGTCGCATCATGGTATCTGTGAGGTTACAGCCGCAGAGTCTCGCAGGTCAATGGTCGGTGGTTGCGTCGGTGTTCGGCTCGGTGCAGCCTCGTGTTTCATTCTCGGGAAGCGAACGCGGCGCTGTGGGCCAACCGTCTTTACCGCCTTGGGTTCCCGCGACGGCTTGGGATCATTTGGGCAGTTGCGACAGCGGCGCGTCACCTGCAACTCCAGCCGTTGCGGATAATCACCAAGACCTCGTGGGCGTCGTTCGTGCGAAGCGGCTTCCGGCCACACAGATAGAAGATGTAGGTCGGCGTGGCCGTGATGCCGTACTGCCTCGCCATCGCCGGATTTGCGTCCACGTCGCAGATGCGAACCTCGACGCCCGCCGCCTCAATCTGTGCCACCAGCGGCTTCTGCTCCTTGCAGGGGCCGCACCAAGACGCCGTGAAGGCGAGCATCACGGGCCGCTTGCAGGGGGAGTTAGGCGGCGTCGGCGATTGCGGTCGCTCGCAGCCGACAGCGAACAAGGTCAAGAACGCGAGGGCAAAGAACAGTCGTCGATTCATCGTCAGGTTCTCCGATTCTCGGGTGACTCGCGGAACGCCCGAGAGCCACCGGAGAATCAGCCCCGCCTCTGACCGCGGGGCTGACGTAGTACGAACATCGAGGAGGTTACGACTTCACGGGAGGAGCGGACGGGGCCGCCGGGGCAGAGGCCGCGGCTGCCGGCCCAGCGACCGCGCCCTCGATCTCTGCGATCTTCGCCTTAATCAGAGCCAGGCCCTCGGAGGTAGTCAGCTTCTTCGCTAGGACGTTCTCGTAAGTCGCTTCCAGTTCCTTCTCGATAGCGTCACTGCCGGCCTCCACCAGCTTGGCGAGATCGTGGATCTTCTCCACCATGTCTTGGACATCGCCCACGGCGAAGTCTTCCAACAGGGCGGGAATCCACTTGAGGCCAGCGGCCCGCAGTTTACCTGCCAGCACTTGGGCGGCCCGCTTCTTCTGCATCAGCTTGGCGTTTTCGCCGAACAGCCACTTGCCGACTTCACGGCCGACGAGCACGGCGACGACGACTGCGAGAATCCAGATCACGACGATGGGGTTCATTGTTCTTCTCCGATGTACTGAGGATGGCTGTCTTCCAGCCGGATGGTCAGGTGAAAAACACAGGCCGCACTACCTCACGGCGGGATGCAGCTTCCCGTACAACTGCCTGCCGTATCCGCACGCAACACCGACCACGAGGCCGGCTAGACACAACGGTGGGAGCAAGCCCCAAGGAACCGAGATTTCGGCCGGCTGTTCGTCGAGAATCGGCGCGCCGCCGTCGTCAATCGGCTGCGGCTCGGGGTCGGGCTGCGGCTCGGGGTTCGGATTGGGGTTCGGAGTCGGACACGGACCTGGGCACCGTCGCTCCATTTCGCGCCGCCAGGGCAGGACCGGCCGGAGACCTTGGGCATTGCTGACCGCACCGGCGATCGCGCCGTTGAGTCCGCCGGCCGTCATGGGGACGTTCTTCCCGGCGGCCTCGTAGACCACAGCGCCGTCAGGCTTCTGCACCCGCACGGTCGGCAAGCCCTTCACATTGCCGGAGTAGCGTTCCTTGTAGATGCCGGTGTCGCTTGTGACGGGGCAGAAGTGGACCTGATCCCGCAGTTT